ATACTTTTTATGATAATAAAATATTTTATGCAAAGGAAGGTGTTTATTTTTGTAAAGATATTAGTAATCAAAAATATAATAAAGCAATTACACTTGAGAGGTTTAAGGAAATGGATATTGATATAGTGATTGCATCAATCCCGCAACATATTCCATTATTTAAGGAATTAATACTCAAATATAAACCTGATGCTAAACTGATTTATCAAATTGGTAATAATTGGAATGTAGGTCAAAATGAAGTCAAAAATGTCATGGCTAGTGCATTGGTTCAGATACCTGCTGAAATTAACAGTGTGGTTTATCACCAAGAGTTTGATACCAATATTTTTACTTTTGAGCCTAATGTACTTAATAATAAAATAAGCTCATTCATTAATTGTTTTGAGTCGGCTGATATATTCAAATCTGATTGGGAATTATTTCAGAAAATAGAAAAATTAATGCCTCAATGGGAGTTTAATGTTTATGGAGCAGGCGGTAGAAATGGTGTCAAGCATGGTGAGATGGGTGTTTCTGAGGGAATAGGTGAATCAACCCTAATTTGGCACACTAAGAGGGGCGGGGATGGGTATGGACACATTATTCATAATGTATTTGCTATGGGTAGACCGCCTATTATAAATATGAGTTATTATAAAAATAAAATGGCTGGTAAATTAATGATTGATGGTGAAACTTGTATTGCTATTGATGGGTTAAATCCCCAAGAAATAGTAAATAAAATACAAAGTGCAGATTGTAGTAAGATGAGTTTGAATGCTCACAATAAATTTGTTCAAGAAGTAAACTTTGATGAAGATGAGAAAAAAATACAGCAGTTTCTAAAACTGTTACAATAAATATAAGGAGAATATTTATGGCGAGTCGCAGAGGATATGTTACTAAAGCAGAAGTTGATTTATTAAGTGGTTTAACAGCATCCACAGATCAGCAAATCAGTGAGGCAGAGGAATTAATTGATGCTTATGTTGGTTTTCAAGAGAAATTCAAAACATCTATTTATCAAGGTAAAGCAACTGGTGGCACAGCCACCACAATCACTTTGGCGAGTGAACACCAAAACTCAGCACAAAATGATTTTTTCAAAGGAATGGAAGTGGAAATCATCGGGGGGGCTGGTGTTGGTCAAAGAACTATTATCACAAATTCCACTTATGCAGGAGTAGTGACTTTCGCATCACTATCCACTTCTCCAGATGCCACTTCCATTTATAAAATTAATCAATTGGGGAAGTTTCCCAGACAGAGAGATGTATTTTTCGATGGTGAGAACACACCTAATACTTATTACAAATCAATCCCTGAGGCTGTTAAAAGGGCAACTGCGGCACAAGTAGAATTTAGAATTAAAATGGGTGATTCTTATTTCCAGAGTGATAAATCAAATATGGAAAGTGAAAGTATTGGCGATTATTCATATAGTAAAGGTCAAGGATCGGCTGGTGGTGCTATTAAAAATATGATTGCTCCTAAAGCTAAGATTCTTCTAAAAGGAATTCTTAACCGCAAGGGGATAATTATATTCTAATATGTCAGTCACAGATTTTTTTAATCAAACCATAACTCTCTATAACAAATCATCTTATGATAAGTTTGGTAAAATGGTTGTTGGGTCTGGTACTAGCGTTGATGCCAGAGTCCAAGAGGACACTAAAAATATTGTTTTAACTAATGGTCAAATTATTACTATAATAGCCACAGTCTATGTTGGATCAAGTACAACTGTTTCAGTAAATGATATGGTTACTTATGATTCAACCAATTATAAAGTTTATAGAAAATATAAAACAGTTGATGGTGATGGTACTGTAAATCATATTAAATTAGAACTAATTAAATGGACTGAATAAAATGGCAGAAATAATTTGGAATACTAAAGATTTTTTTACTAAGATGGGTAAATTTGAAACCGAATCTACTAAGGCGGCTAAAATGGCTGTTCAAGCTGTGGCAGAGGATGTTTTAACTAAGAGTCAAAATGAAGTACCTTTAGATCAGGGTGATTTAATGAGAAGTGGTCACACCGAGCATAGAATTGACCATAGTTTAATTTCTTATGGTGGAATGGGTGTTAATTATGCTGTTTATCAGCATGAGGGTCATAGGAGAGATGGTACTCATATAATTAGGAATCATACAATGAGAGGTAGAAAAACCAAGTTTCTTGAAGACCCAATTAAAAATAACCTACCTTATTATCAGAATAAATTTGGATTAATATTTGCAGGGAGTATACATATATGATTTTAATTGAACAGATTGCAACAGCTTTATCCGATGCAGGGCTAGGCACAATAGGTACTAATATATTTTTAGGTACTCAGCCAGAAACCCCAGATAATTGTATTGCTGTTTATGATACTGGTGGAACTCAACCTAGTATTGATTATCCAGATAAGACACCCACATTTCAGGTTTTGGTTAGGAATACTAATTATGAAACTGGGAAAAATAATCTAAATACTGTTAGATCAACTCTACACAGACACATGAATTCAGAATTAGTTGCTGGAGAAACTTATTTCTATTCTATTTTCTTAATTGCAGAGGGTGGATCAATCGGGCGTGATGAAAATGGGCGTGATGTATTTAGTATTAATTTTATTTGTAAAACCAGATGATAAAAATTAATGATAAACATTATCGGGAACTGCGTTGTCAGAAATGCAGGAAGTTTGCTATTTATGAATATGTGGTTGCGGGTAGATTAGCTTTTGTCTGTCCTAGATGTGGTCATACCTCTGAGTGGGAGTTTAGAATGCTTGGAACTAAAAAAGATGCTAAGATGATAGAGAAGTATAAATTAATTCAAAAGAAAGGAGACTAATATGGCAGACATAACAAATGTTAAAGTAGGTGTTTGTGATGTGACTTTTAATGGCACAAATATCGGACACACCATAGGTGGCGTTGAAGTGACCTATGAACCAGTTTATAAGGATGTGATGGTTGATGCTTATGGCGAGACTATTGTTGAGAAGTATCTCATTGGTGAGAAACTTACAGCTAAAGTACCAATGGCAGAATCAACTATTGTGAATATGCGTAATGCAATTCCACAATCCACCTTTGCAGGTGCGGCAAATGCCCGAGTAACTATCGGCGCTAAAGCTGGTAAAAAAGCTACTGATGATGCTTATGAGTTGGTACTACACCCAAGCGGTGAGGGTACAAGAGCATTTGACGTTGTTCTTCATAAAGCCTATTCATCTGAGAGTGTGACTTTGAGTCATACTAATGATGGTGAAAAAGTTGTTGAAGTAACATTTACCGCCTTGCTAGATGAGTCCAAGAGTGATGGAAATTACCTCGGTCTTATTGGCGACAGCGGAGCTTAATAGTTATTAAGTACCCTATTAGTGGTCTATAATTATGAAAATAAAACTAGAGAATGGAACTATTGAGGTTAATAAATTACCTTTGGGTAAATATGCTGAATTGTTAAATCAATTAGAGGAACTTCCTAAAATCATTTCTGAATTTGATGGTTTAGAGAATGATGCTATTTTGATTCAATTACCTAAGATAATCTCAGGCTCACTCCCAGATTTTGTAAAAATGATTTGTATAGCAACTCCTCTTAAAGAGGATGATGTTTATTTGATGGGATTGGATGAGGTGATTGATGTAATTTTAGCTGTGATAGAAGTTAATAATTTCAAAGGCATATTTGATAAAATAAAAAACCTGAAAGCCCAGAAACCAGTGGTGGTGAAAAGCAAGACAAGTTAGACTGGCTCTATTGGGCTATTGATTTATTAGCATCAGAATATGGATGGTCAAAAAAGGCAATCCTTGAGAATGTTTATATTGATGAACTTGTTTTCCTTACTAAGAAAATTAAAAAGAGGCATAGTGCTGAGTATAAAATGCAAATAATGATTGCCTCAAATCCACACTCCAAAAATCCACAAACACTATTCAATATGTTAGATGATGATTCTAAATCTGGAGAATTAAGGGATGAAACACTTGATAAACAATCATTTACTAGGTTAAGGGAGCAATTAAGCAGGAGTAAGGCAATTAAGGTAAAATAAAATTA